GTAGAGATAAACGAGCGTTAAGCTAGACGCCAACATCTCACACCCATACAACCATCTTTCATTGTAGTAAATGCTCTGATCTTGACGCCTGCTCGTTTTGCCCCCGTTTCTATTGCATAAATGAGTGGCGAAGTTTTAAGAGTAGGGATAAAAAAACTATCCCCGATCTCCATGCCCTCAAACGGAAACACCCATTCTATTTCATTATACAAGCTCAGGTTTAGCTCCTAATGCACGTTCTGATAGCTTAGTTGTATTAATAACATAAGTCTCAATGTTAACTGTACCTGTTGCATCCTTCCAACCTGTACCCATCTTCTTACGTTTCTCAATCACTTCTATGCCAGCTTGTTTCATTTGATACAAGAACTCTCTTGTGCTTACTTGATTCTCTGCTAAGTGTTTTCTAAACTCAGGCTTAGATATAAATATCATATGAGTATCAAGTTCAGCACGGATCACTAAAGGTGAACGAGGTTCCATTGAAATCTTGCCATCTTTAAATGCAAGAATACCTGTTTGGTGGTTGTTAATAAATTCACCGATTAGAGCTTCGTAATCAATGACGTTAACCTTAACTACGTTATCACGTATAGCTACCATTTCGCCGACAATCCTGTTATAAATCTTTTTCAAATCATAATCAACTATGCCCGCCTCAACTGCTATTTCACCCGCAGTCATCGTAGCTGCAATTAAGTTTTCATAGAATCGATAAGCTGTATCTTCGCCAAAGTCTTTTCTAAATTGGTCAACCCATTTATCCATCTTCTTTTGAACTTGGTCTTCACTATATTTATACAACGTAAAGATAAACTCTCTACCTGCCCAACCGTAGTTGAATCTAAACTTATCAAAGATTTCTTTACCCAGTGTAGGCTCATCAAGGAATGCTTGAGGTTTACGCACTGCAAACTCAATTAACCTAGCAACCTCACCATTAGGATCTTTTTTAAGTATACTTAGTTTGTCATACATACTCTGGTTAGAAGTAAATATAGCAATTAAAGATGCCGACATCTCGTGATCTCGTTCTGCATTGACTGATGCTTGCATACGGATTTTAGATTTACCCTGTGAAATCTTGTGGATTAATTGTGATAAATCTTTAGGTTGAATATTACCCACTTCATCTAAACCAAATGGAATATTGTGTAGCCCTAGATAACGTCCTGTCATACCATTAGCCGTAGCTTCTAGCACCGATAGGTCTTTAGGATTACCCCATACAGATAAGCAACTATATAGCGCACCTGTTTTAGCTGCACCTGATTCACCTGTTAAAGATATAGTTACCCCTGATGTCGAGGTTTTATTCATCAAGACTGAGCCAAACCCAGTTAACAAAGTAAACGCATGTAGTTCAAGACTAGGTTTACTAAGTTTATTAGCGGCTTCTTTCCATGCTTCATAAGAACCTGCGGGAGTTAAGTGTTTAGCTATACTCTTACATAAAGGTGATGTTGGTGATGTAACTTCTTTACCATCTCGTAATAGCTCTGATTCTCCTACTACAAAGGATTCTTGATTGGGCGTCCAGCCCATTTGCATACGCATAATTTCTGCGGCATTTTTATTTGTGAGGTAGTGTCCCCATTTAACTATATAATTCATAAGATATTGGCCTCCTTTGGCATCTGTATTAAATAAAACACCTTGAGACGAGATAATCTTTTTTAAATCTTCTACTGCGAATACTTTGCTCATAGGAAGTAAAAATTCACGCTCAGGGTCCTTAGGCAATATCGCTCTCATTAATAAACACTCGCCGTCTGCGGGACTATAAATCCTCTTTAACGGGAATAGATCATATAATGTAACAACTATTGGATCACCAGGAATAGGCACGCCATCTGTGTCGTATTTGGGGGCAGGCATACAATAGATACCACCTTCCTTACCATATACAAACGGATAGAGAGCCTCGGGCAACGATGATAAACCCCGAGTGACTACTTCTGCATGTTCCTTAATATGCTCAATAGTCTGAACTGACATAGACTGATCTAATGGTTTGATCGGTTCTTCGACAGCTATTTTAAATATTTTTCCAAGTTCTATCGGACCACTAATTTTTCCACGATTAGAGCATCCATTACATATACCTGGATTAGCATCTTCAAATGATTCACAAGTATGAGGTCCACCTTTAGGTTTACCATCTCTATCAACTGTTCTTTGAGTACTCGCGGCTTTTGCAAATGCTTCTCTTTCATTATAGGTTGGGTGGCCTTCTGACATAAGTTTGATTGCAGAGTCTTTATCTTCGCAATGTTGAGCAATAGATAGCCCTCTCCACCATACAGGTTCTTGTAATGTTTTAGCGTTATCTATAATGAAGTTAATCTGCGCACAACCTTTTGTCTGCGCAATCTTTTTAAAACTATATTCATAATTATCTAGTTTGCGTGCTTTACGTTCTTCTTCACTTAGTCCTTTAGGTGCGGTTTGTAATATTTCTGCAAGACTAGGTTCAAGATTACCTAAGAACTCTTTAAACTCATCGAATACATAAATAGGTAAGTCTTCCCCCATAACTTTAGTAGGTGAGGGAGGCATAGTTTTTTGATTGAATGTATCAGGACATCGTAAGATACGGGCTAGATCAGCGGTGACTACAGGGTCTATGTTTAAACCATGTGTCAAGCAAAAGTCTTTAAACTTTTCTGCGTAAGGTTTCCACTCGGTTGCGGGAATGTCCCGATCAAAAAGCCAATAAGAATGGATGCCAGTTCCCGAGTCTACCTTAACAGGAGGGGGAAGATTATGTTCTAGTACGAATTGGTCAATCGCTTGGACTGCTTCATCTTTTGAGTTATAGCCCTTACCGTCGCCTACATCAAGATCAACGAAGAAAGACCTAACAGACTTTGCCTCATCAGCCTTGCGACTGTATCCATTAAATGAACTAAGTGCAACAAAGATATTAGTAGGTGAGTTCTTCTTTGACTCAATGAACTCTGCAAGCTCATCTATATTTTCTACGAATTTATGTCTAGTTAATTTAGCTATCGGATCAATTGTAGCTACACAATAAACGCCTGTAGATGGCAGTGCTTTCTTATAAAATTCTTTCATCATTTGCAGTTTCCTAAATTTTTAGTCAACAGTATCCCGCCGCATAAATTTATGCGTTTTTCTAATTACCACTAGGGAGGATTCTATTCTACTACGTTTTTATAGTTTGTCGATCACTTTAGTATCAATAAATATTTTTGCATCAACAGTACTTGACACGGGCAATTCTCCTACCTCTAAATATGTATCAATAATCTCCATAAACTTTTCAATCTTATCAATATTCTTTTCTCGTACAGGTTTTCCCCTGAACCAATTATGAATTGACTGACGAGCCACACCTAATGAATCCGCAATCATACCAGGTGGCAAGTTGGCTTTTACACACTGCTTACCAAACTGCACACCTAGTCTTTTCGCATTAAGGCTATTTAAACTGAGTAAGAACTTTTCACTATAACACTTAGCCATGATTATCCTTAAGTTTTAACTGACCATTTTTTAACAATGCTACTTACATCATTTGGCTTTTGTATAGGTGCAGGTTCAGCTCTTAATGTAGGTTGCTCTACTACCACGTCTGACTGTACATCACTTGCTGTCTGAGGTGTTGCAACAGGTTGAGCTTGTGGAGCCGCCGCTTGTGGTGCAGGTGCTTCGCCTTCTTCTTTAGGTTTATATACAGTTAACTTAATATAGTTATCAGCTGTTTGAGACTTAGCTTGTTTTTCTACATCAACTAATTGCTCAGGTGTTAATACACCGACAGGTGAGAATAATAGTTTAGGCGTAGGTGACTTAGTATCAAACTGCATCTTAGTAATGATCTTACTTGCGCCAATATTATTATTAGCTAACATTTGTACATAAGGTCTGAAACCCCACTTACCATTATCTTCCTTCTGCCAACATGATGTTGATGGTAATACTAATTGATAGATGTCATTACTTGGATCACCCGGTACTGTAACCGCTGTTCTCCATGAGAGACGACATGCTGAACCATTACCCGCTACAGAGTTCTTAACGCTATATGGACATTGATCACATGAACTTGCTGGAGGATTTGGCACATCAGCATCAGGCGTACGAGAATCACTTGACCAACATGAAGGTACAATCTTTTCGCCATCTTTATAGGATGATGCGTAATACATTCTTGATGCGTTGTGAGCCATACGGATAAAGACTACATTCATTGATCGGTCTTCAATCGTACCAACTTCTTCACCGCCTGCATATTTACGGAAGACTCCGCCTTTAATA